TAAAAAATAATGGATGAAATTCAAGTAATAGATTTTATTAAACGTAGACTTGCAGAGAGAGAAAACCAGATAGCAGAAACATTAATGTCTGGTGCGCTAAAAGATATAGAACATTATAAATATTTGCAAGGTGAACTTTCTGCTTTATACTATATAACTAACGAAATAAAAGACTTTAACAAGGAAAAATAAATGGCTGATATTAGATCTACAAATGACATAGTTGCAGATGCTTACATAAAAGAAGAGTCCAGGGTTTTAGATCCTACTCTTTTAGACAAATCAATAATTGATCGTATGCCACAACCAACAGGTTGGCGCATATTAGTTTTACCATACGCCGGTAAAGCCAAAACAGAAGGAGGAATTCTTCTGACTAAAAAAACAACTGATCGTGAGGCCTTGGCCACCGTTGTTGCTTACGTGGTTAAAAAAGGACCACAGTGCTACAACGATAAAGCAAGGTATGGAGAAACCTCTTGGTGTGAAGAGAAACAATGGGTTTTAATAGGGCGTTACTCTGGCTCTAGGTTTAAATTGGAGGAGGGTGCAGAGGTCAGAATCATTAATGATGATGAAGTTATAGCCACCATACTCGATCCAGATGACATAGCGAGTTTATAGATATGAATGAACAAGAAAATACACAAATAATTCAACCAGAGGTTGATGAAGTTTCGGTAGAGGTAGTAGATCAAGTAGAACAAGTAGCATCTTCAGACGAAGAATTAGATGCTTACACGAAAGGCGTTTCTAAAAGAATTAATAAGTTGAATGAGAGACATAGAGCATCAGAAGAAAAATCTGCAAGGCTAGAACAGATGTTGCATCAAAAAAATGCTGAAACAGCAGCTTATGAACAAGAAAGGATGCAAACAAGAAACGTATTAATACAAAAAGAAGAAGAGACTATTCAAGCAAAAGAAATGCAAGCTAATGACTTGTACAAAAAAGCTGTTGAGTCTAATGATGCTGATTTAATGTCAAAGGCTGATACATTAAAAAGCGATCTAAGTATTCAAAAAGAAAAAGTAAGAATGGCGAGGCAGCAAGCTGAACAACAGTTTCATAACCCACAGCCTGTACAACCACAACAATCTTACCAACAACCACAACAACAAGAAGTAAAGCCAACCAGAGAAGCTGAGTCCTGGCATGAAAACAACCAATGGTATGGTGATACTAGCGATGCTACTAACACCCAAGCTACGCAGTTTGCATACTTTACACACTACAATTTAATTAACGAAGGTTTTGACGCTGATTCAGATGAATATTATGATGAGCTAAATACTAGAGTTTACAAAGTTTATCCGGACCTTTCGTCCGGGCAAAATGTCGCCAAAGAAGGAGCTAAACCCGCTGTGCAAAGAGTTGCTCCTGCTTCCGTTGGAAGTCGACAAAAAACACAAGGCAAAAAGAACGGAGTGACTTTCTCTAAATCAGAAGTCGAACGTCTAAAAGGTTTGAAGCCGCACAATATGTCGGAAGACGCGTGGTTAAAATCTGTTGCTAAAGAAAAACAAAAAATTTCACTTAGAGAGGCAAAATAATGACGAATGAAATAGAAGAAGCACCGAATAGAAAATCCCGTGAATCCGAGAGTCACGCTAAAAATACTCAGCGACAACCATGGAGGCCAGTTAGAAAACTAGAAACACCGCCTGCACCAGAAGGATACGAATATCGATGGATAAGAGAATCTATGTTGGGTGTAGAGGACAGAGGTAATGTAAGCAGAAGACTTAGAGAAGGTTGGGAACTCGTAAGAGGGACTGATTTACCGCAAGAATATGCTTTACCTACAATGGATTCTGGAAGACATACTGGCATCGTATATAACGAAGGTTTGCTATTGGCAAAGATGCCACTTGAAACAATCTCAGAGCGTAATGCTTATTACGCAGGAAAAAACCAACAAGCCAAAGATGCGTTAGACAATAATATGTTTAATGACTCTAGGAAAGATGGTAGATATGTCAAGTACGATGCTGATAGAAAATCAAATGTTACTTTTGGAAAAAAGTAACAATCATAAAAAGGAGAAACTAAATGGCTAACAAAGACAGCGCATTTGGATGTAAACCTGTACGTATGATGGGTGGATCTCCCTATTCTGGCGGCCAAAGCCGTTATAGAATAGCGAGTGGAGTCACAACACCACTGTTTCAAGGTGATCTTGTTACTCAGCTAACAGCTGGGGTATTAGGAAGACATGTTGCAACTGGAACCGTTCCGATTGTCGGAGTGTTCAATGGAGTGTCTTACACAGATCCAACTACAGGCGAACAGGTATTTAAAAACACGTATCCCGGCAGTATTTCTGCTTCGGATATTATTGCTAACATAATTGACGATCCAAACGTAGTGTTTGAAGTCCAAGCAGATGACACCTTCCCGGTGGCAGATCTGTTCGGTAACTTTGACATTGTTGATGGCTCACCAGTTGGCGACACAAAGTCTGGAAGATCTAATCTAGAGCTTGATGTAACTACCGGTGCTACTACCGCAACATTACCTCTTAAAGCATTAGATATCTCTCAGAATCCCGATAACTCAGACGTAGCGTCTGCCAACACCAATGTACTATGTGTGATTCAAAACCACATAATGGGACAGAAAGGTGCTGGTTTAGCATAAGGAAATAAATAATGGCAATATCAAGAGCCCAGCTCGCTAAAGAGCTAGAACCAGGATTAAATTCTTTATTTGGACTTTCTTATGACGAATACAATCGTGAATATGAAGAAATTTTCAACATTGAAGATTCTTCAAGAGCGTTTGAAGAAGAAGTCTTAATAACAGGATTTGGTTCCGCACCAACAAAAACTGAAGGACAAGGAGTTGTTTTCGACAACGCTACTGAAAGTTACAGTGCTAGATACACCCACGATACAGTGGCACTAGCATTTGCACTTACAGAAGAAGCTGTAGAAGATAACCTCTATGATTCTTTAGGTAAAAGATATGTTAAAGCACTCGCAAGATCTATGGCTAACACCAAAGAAGTAAAAGGCGCAGATGTTTTAAATAACGCTTTCTCTAGTAGCTTTACTGGAGGAGACGGTAAATCTCTTATAGCAACAGATCACCCTCTAGCGGGCGGTGGTACAACAGCTAACAGAGCAACATCAATGGCGGATCTTAATGAAACTTCATTAGAAGATGCTTTGATTGACATATCTAACTTCACAGATGACAAAGGACTAACAATCTCTGTTCAAGCTGACAAATTAATTGTTCCTAGTGAACTAGTATTTGTTGCTGACAGAATTCTTAATTCTTCGCAAAGATCTGGCACTGCTGATAATGATATCAACGCAATAGCTAACACAGGTGTTTTACCTGGTGGTTATTCTGTTAATCATTACTTAACAGATCCAGATGCTTTCTTCATCTTGACTTCTGTAACATCACAAGGCGATGGCCTTAAAATGTTCCAAAGAACTGGCATGGAAACTTCCATGGAACCAGATTTCTCTACTGGAAACATTCGTTACAAAGCACGTGAAAGATATAGCTTCGGTTTCTCTGATTGGAGAGGAGTCTACGGCTCACAAGGCGCATAAATTGAACGATTAGAAATACCGTTTATTACTCAAGTATTTCAAACAAAGGGCCTCAAAAGGGCCCTTTTTTTTGGCCTAAAATAAGTTGTATATATTTGTGCAAACACTTGCACATTACTGCATAATTTCATATAATAGATACGTGAGAGAGATTAACAAAAAGGAGAAAAAAATGGAAGAATTCACTGATATCTTAGCGGAATGGTACGGCAAGGGCGGTATGTATGGCCACTACAAAATGACAAAAAGAAAAGCAACCAAATATACAAGAATGTATATGGATCTATTTCCGAACCTTTGGAGTGATGGTGACAGCCTAGATAGAGAAAAAGTGTTAGAGCTATACATGATGGGCGAGGGTGATGCTCTGGCTAAGAAACATAAAGCAAAGGAGGCTGCGTAATGTTTGATAATTACATAGAAGAAGGATTAGACGATTGTAAATTTGTTATTGATGGTCTGGAATATATTGCAATAATTGAAAAGATCGGCAAAAACCATCTAATAGTCAAACCTCTTCAAAGAACAGGCAAAGGTGTTTGGGAAACAAATATGGACACTAAGTTTGAAAAATTATATTTGCCCAGAGCCACATTCGATGAAATTAAATTAGAGTTGTGGATGGATGGAAGAGGCTGTGATAACTCTGCTATTGGTTGCTTTGGTTGTTACGAACCATACACTCTTTTATATAAGGAGACTGCGTAATGTACAAAGACATTAAAGTAGAAAATGAAAAAACTGAATGGTTATTAGACATGGCTGCACTTTTATCTATGAGAAGACAGGTTGGTGTTAAATTGCCTAAAGATGACTTAGACCTACACAGTTCTATCTGCAATGAATTAAATTTAAGAGGTGCTGCATAATGGCTTATAAATATATTTGTGCAAACACTTGCACATTACAGCATATTAGATTAAAATAGATTCGTGAGAGAGATTAATAACAACAAAGGAGAAAATATGATAAATACACTAATTTACAACAAGGACGCAGCAGACAACGCTGTTACGGTAGAGGATTATCCTTGGGGATACAAATTGAGAACCAAGAGAAAATATTGGATTGAGACAACTAAAAGAGGTGACAGACTTTGTTACCAGACTTTGAATCCAAAGACTGACAAATGGTGCGCTGTGAAAAAGAGCACTTATGCTGGTATCAAGGTTCTATATGAGAACGAAGACGGACACATAAAGACCTACACATTGGATCCTGTATGGGATAGCAAAGAGTGGCTTGCAGAGTTTCAAGATCTTATTGACGTTACTAAGTTGACCGATGCTCAAAGAGCTAAGATTTGTGAGACTAAGACAATTCACCATTGCAGAAAATTAGTTAAGGTTGAGATTGTCAATACAACAATGATGGATCCTGCTGAGAAAACGAAAAGAGACGCTCAACAAAAAGTAGAAACAAATAAACTAAATAACTACGCTAACCATGTTTATGGAAAGTGCTTGGTTAAAAATGGGATTGCTTAATGAAAAAAATAACTAAAATATTTGTAGACATGGATGGAGTCCTAGCGGACTTCATCAAAGGTGTTGAAGGTCCTAAGTATCTTAATGGCCCAATGGATAACAGCACCTACAATGAAAAAAAGATAGCAATAAGCAATAATGGTTTGTTCAGAGATCTACCACCTATGGTAGATATGCCAGATCTAATTAATTATATTAATGATCTTGGCGTATATTGGGAGATTCTAACTTGCACAGGAGAGATCAATAGACAAAAAGTAGCCAAGGACAAGACGGCTTGGATCAGAGAACATGTAGATCCAGATACTGTTATAACCTGTACCTTTAAAGGAGTGCAAAAAGCAGCTTACGCAAAACCTGGTTACATTCTTATTGATGACCATAAAAAGAATATTAATGCCTGGATTGAAGCTGGCGGTATCGGAATACTTTACACAACAGCAGCTGATTGTATTAAACAGATAGAGGATCTGAGATACAAAGCAGCCTAACTTTAGTTGCTAATCCCGAGTCCTAGTAGTATCATTTTACTACTAGGATTTTTTTTAACTTGTTTTATCGACTGACCTAGCAGACAAGCCAAGACGATAAGACTTATTTCCGGGAGGAAATTATGGCAAATACAACATTTAATGGTCCAGTTAGGTCTGAAGGCGGTTTTGAACAAATTAGCATTGCAGCAAAAACTGGAACAGTAACGACTAATTTTGATATAGACTCAAGTGGTAATATTACCGATGTAGGTTCGATTGCATCCGATGGTGCTATTTCTACTACAAGCAC